CAGCAGCAGAAGCTGGCCATCGCCGAGGAGTATGCCGAAAAGATTCGCCGGGCGCAGTCCGAAGGCGAACGGCTCTCGCTCGAAAAAGAACGGGACTCGGCCGTCAACCGGCTGGAACTGTCGGCTATCCGGCAGCAAATCGACTGGGGAAGCGTGTTCGGCAATTTCGGGGTGATGTTCCGCGAACAGGTGCAACCGACCATCGACCGCCTGAAAACGATCGCCCGAAGCCCGGAGTTCCAAGCCTCCGCCGGCGTCGACGAAATGGAAGCCCTGTATGGCTTGATTTCCAGCCTGCAACAGTCGGAGACGATGTGGAACGGGGAGATTTTCCGTCAAATCAATGACGACCTCGTCTCCTACCAAAACGCCATGCGGGGCTACATGGCCGCGCAGCAGCGGGAAATCGAGGCGACCGAAGAGCTGGCCCGTGCCAAGCAAACGCTGAAAGAGGCCGAGGGAAGCGGTGATGCCCGCAGCATAGAGGCGGCCGAGCTCTACGTGGGAGAGGCCGCGAAGAATCTGGACAAGGCATCGCGGGACGTGCAGATGTTCGGGACGCAGGTGCAGAGCACCACTACCAGCCTCCGGGAGTCCTCGGAACAGGCAGCCGGTATGTTCCGCAACCTCGAATCGGGGCTTAGAAACCTTTCGTCGGGGAACCTGAAAGGCATAGGGCAAGGCTTCATGCAACTCGACAAGCTGTTTAACGGCGGGAAGCTGACCGAAAAACTCGGCGGCTCCCTCGCGGAAGGATTCGAGAAAATTTTCGGGGACAGCAGCGTCACCCAAGCCCTCGCGGAAGGCTTGGGCAATTCGGGGTTGGCCGGTTCCATCATCTCCGCCATACTCTCCATCTTGGACGAATTGGCGACGGAGGGTATCGGGGGTATCGTCGCGGGGTTGACAGACACCGTGCTCGGCGCCGTCAGCGGCATTATCGACAACATCTTTTCGTTGGAGCTTTTCCAACAAATCGGCGAGTCCCTGTTGAAAGGGGCGGCCAATATCCTCGACGCGCTATCGTTCGGGGGCTTGGGCAAACTGGTGGGGAACGGGGACAGCGACCCCCATTTGGAGGAGGACATGGAGCGCCTGAGCTTGACGAACGAAGCTCTGATAGCCGCCATCGAGTCGTTGACCGATGAGATAAAGGGTACTTCCGGCCAACAAGCCACGGAGCTTTATGAAAAGCAAATGGCCCGTCTGGACGAAACGGAGGCCAATACGCGGGAACAAATGCAGCGGAGCGCCTCCGCTTACAGCAACGGGCTTTGGGGCATAGGCGGCAAAAAGTCCTCCAACAAAAAAATAGACGATGCCATGAGCGGCAACGAATGGCAGCGCATCAGCGAGGTGGTCGGGAGGACGATCGGCGAGGCCGCCGATTTCTGGAACCTGTCGAGCGAGGAGATGGCGAAGGTCGCCCGGGAAGCTCCCGACCTTTATGCGAAAATCAAGGACTATGCCGATGCGGGCTACAAGGATGCCGCCCGGTATATGGACGACTATATCGCTTTCGCCGAGCAGCGGAAAGAATTGGAACAGGCCTATTACGAGAGTATCACGCAGGTCTCCTTCGACAGCGTGTACGACAGTTTTATCGACATGCTGATGGACATGTCGTCGGACTGGGAGGATTTTTCCGACGACATGAGCGAGTATCTGATGCGCGCCCTGTTGAAGACCAAGCTGGACGAATTGCTCAAAACGGATATGGAGAATTGGTACGCCACCTTCGGAAGGGCCATGTCCAATGGAGAGCTGACCGATGAAGAAATCGAGGACTTGAACAAACAGTGGGAGGAACTTGTGAAAAAAGGCCTCCATATCCGCGACAGCATATCGGAGGCTACCGGCTATACGGGGGACGACGGAGGAACGAGCCAAAGCGGGAAACCGGGCGGGTTCGCCGCCATGAGCCAAGAACAGGGCACCAAGCTCGAAGGGCTCTTTGTCTCGGGGCAAATGCACTGGGCCAGTATCGACGAGCGAATGCAGGACGTGAGCGAGCAGATGGGCGCAGCCGTGGACCACCTGCGGCGTATCGAGGAGAACACCGGCGCCAGCGCCAAGCATTTGGGCGAGATTAAGGACGAAATAAAAAAAATTGTACGCGACGGCTTGAAGATGAAATGACGACAACCTGTTAAAATCAACGAGATATGGCAATGGATGCGATATTGGGCGGGAAAGCGCTCGTCAACGGTACGGACATCTGGACGGAATACGGCGTGTTTCTGTCCGAGAAAAGGCGGGGTGACCGCAACAACTTGAAGGCGATCCTGTCGCCGGCCAAGACGAAAACCCATGTGGCCGTGGATATCCGCGAGGAGGACGGCGAGAAATACTCGGCCGCGCTCGACGTGAAGAATCAGGCACGGGACGTGAGGCTCTGTTTCGCCCTCTATGCCGACTCCCGGGAGAAGTGGCTGGCACAGTACAAGGCCTTTATCGCCTTTTTAAAGGCGGGCGACGACGGGTGGCTCGACATCGAGTTTCCCGATTTGGACATGACCCTTCGTGTGTTCTACAAGGAGGCGAGCGACTACGAGCCGCTCACTTACCTCTGGCGGGAAGGCAAGCAGGCGAGCCGCTTCTACGTCACTTTCCGGGAGCCGAACCCGGTAATTTGAGCGACAATTGAATGACGATAGAACGGTGTTAAAACAGCATTTAAACGACCTTAAAAAGAGTAAGATGATCACGATATACGGCAGCGACGGCATGGCGAAGACACAGGTTCCCTGCGACGACAACTCGACGCAGGAGATGGAGTTGCAGGGCGACAACGCGCTCAGCCTGTCGTTCACGCTCTACGAACACGTGGCGCTCGAAGTCAACGACTACGCCGAGTTTATGGGTAGGAAGTACTGGCTCATGGAACGGTATCACCCCGAGCAGGTGTCGACGGTAGAATGGAAGTACGATATCAAGCTCTACGGCATCGAGAGTCTGGTGAAGCGCTTCCTTGTCATCAACGACACGGACGGGGACGACGAGCCGGTCTTTACCCTGACCGCCCCGCCGCGTGACCATGTCGCCCTGATCGTGAAAAGTATAAACAACGGCATGGGAACCGGAGACTGGAAGGTGGGCACGGTGGAAGGGAGCGACAACATCGTCATCGACTATTTCGGAAAATATTGCGACGAGGCGCTCAAAGAGGTGGCCGAGAAGGTCGGACACCGCGCCGAATGGTGGGTCGAGGGGCAGACCGTCAATATCTGCCGCTGCGAACAGGGCGAGGAGGTGACGCTGGCCTACGGCAAGGGGCTGCTCTCGCTGAGCGGCGACATGGCCGACAACGCCAAGTTCTACACCCGGCTCTACCCGGTGGGCAGTACCCGCAACATCGACCCGGAGAAATACGGCCACACCCGGCTGCAACTGCCCGGCGGCGTGAAACACGTCGATGTGAATGTCGACAAGTACGGCGTATGGCATCACTACGAAGCCGAGGCCTTCGCCGGCATTTACCCCAAGCGCGTCGGCACGGTGAGCTCGGTACGGAAGGAAGAGACGAAGGACGAGGAGGGCAACCCCTTTACGATCTGGTATTTCAAGGACGACAATCTCGATTTCGACCCGAACGATTACGAGCTGCCCCAATTAGTCAAGCGGGTCTCCTTTCAGGAAGGTTCGGAACTGGCCGGGCTCGGAGAAGAAGCCGACGGCACCTATTACTTCGAGGTCAACTACGACAGTGAGACCCGGGAGTTCGAAATCATCACCATCTGGCCGTATGACGATGACACGCAGCTTCCCAACGACACCCTGTCGCCCCAAGCCGGCGACAAGTATATCCTTTGGAATATCCGCATGCCCGACGAGTATTACCCGCTGGCCGAACAGGAGTTCAAGGAGGCGGTCGACCGGTACAACGAGGAGAACGCCATCGATGTGAGCCGTTACAAGGCGCCGACCGACCACGTCTATATCGAAGACCACGCCATCGACCTCTATGTGGGGAGACGGGTGCGCTTGGAGAGCGACAAGTATTTTCCGGAGACGGGCTATCGCAGCAGCCGAATCACCAAGATTACCCGCAAGGTCAACCTCCCTTCGCAGATCGACCTCGAAATCAGCGACGCCACCAGCACCGGCGCGATGACGACCATCAACGACAACATCACCGCCGTCGAGAACTATGTGCGGGAGGCCACGTCGGGCTCTTTCCCCGACCTTATACGGAGCTGGGACAACACCCTGCCCACCGACAACAACGTGTTCAGCGCGCGGCGTACCCTCAAAGAGGCGCTCAGCCGCCTGCGCCCGGACACGGCACAGGAGAAAATCACCTTCGCGAAAGGGCTGGACATCGGAGTTTACTCCTCGCTCGTAAGCGGCGGAACGTTCAGAACCGATGAACAGGGCAACACCTATATCGAGGCGGACAACATCTTTATCCGAAAGAAAGCGACGATACAGGAGACGCAGGTCAACCGGGTCACCCACATCGCCGGGGAGTATATCGTCAGCTCCGCCTCCTTCGGAAACCTTTTCCGGGTGGAGGAGTTCGAGACGTATTACCGCTGTTATGCGGACGACGGGAGTGTCGCTCCCGAGAACGACTTCATCGTGGGGGATATGGCGATTTGTCGGGCGGTCGACCGGACGGCGGCATTAAAGCCCCGCTACTACTGGCGCAAGGTGGTCGGGGTCGGCGACAACTACGTCGACCTCTCCAAGACGGATGCCGACGCCGGTTCGGATATCCCCGTAGCCGGGGACGCCCTTATCCAGCTCGGCTACGACCCGGTGGTGGGCGGCACCGAGGAGCCCGGGCGACAGAACGCCGTCATCATCTCCTCCGTCGCCATCGATGCCCCCGGCGTCAAGCTGTTGCAGGGTATTGGCTCCTACACCTTGCAGGGCAAGGAGGTCGTCAGTCAGGGATTCGACAAGACCACCGCCCGGGCTTTCCTCAAAGTCCTCGGCGACTTTGCCGTCGGTGTCCCCGAACAAAACACCTATCTGGTCTACGACTCGGTGAATAAGGTGCTACGAATTAAGGGCAAATTCATTACCGAGCACTACGACGACCTCGACAAGGCGCTTGAAGAGCGCGAATACCTCAAAGAAGCCTTCCGTAACGATACCGCCATCGACGGGGGTGTCATCGCAACGAGCCTCGTGCAACTCGGCTATCGCACTCCCGAAGGCGAGTATGTCGTCATGAGCGGGGTGAGCGGTCTCGACCGGGGAGCCGGCAGTATCTCCTACTGGGCGGGCGGCGACCCCGTGGACCGCTTTGTCTACGACGAGGAATCCGGGGAATATGTCGAAAAGGAAGGTCTTGCCGGAACCGAAGCCACGGCCCTGATCCGCATGGACGGCACGGGCTATCTGGCCGCCGGCAATATCCGGTGGGACAAGAAAGGGAAAATCGACACCAACCTCGGGGCGTTCTACTTCGGCGACAAGCTCATCGACGCCTATCTCAACATCTTTCGGCTTAATGAAGATTCGGAGAGCGGGAAACTGCTCGATGTCACGCCCCTCGTGCCCATGACCGACATCGATGTCAACCATAGCGTTACCATCGGCGGGGCGACGCTGGTATGGGATGCCGCCAACAAGGCCGTTAAAGTGTACGACTCGAAAAACGGGGAGCCGATAAGCCTCTACACCACTGGCAGTCTCTCGGCCCTCGGCCTCGGCAGCCTCGAAGGGGGTGGCGGTGGCGGAGGAGGGCTCATCAAGCTCGTTCATGGGTTCGACGATCTGGGCGGCGCATTCGACAACGCCACGATGACGGAGACTTTCAACGCCTACACCATCAATGAGATTTGGAAACTCGCCAACGCCGGCTCATCTACGATAGGTACAGGCAATGTAGTGACGGCCGTCAGCAAAACGGGTGGTAATATCGTTGTCACCAAAGGCATCACCCTGTACGATTGGGCGCGACAGCCGAACAAGCCTGCCTATTCGCTCTCGGAGATAAACAACGTGAGCGGCACATATACGGGGCTGACCGTAGGCAATGCGAACAACGCCGATTATGCCACGAATGCCGGATATGCCGTCTCGTCAGGAAATTCCGCCAACACGAATGCTTTTGCGAACAAGGACATTTACCACTACCAAGAGGCCGGGTGGATTATTCTGTCATCGCATAAGTATATAGATTCCGAGAGTCGTTGGTATTGGAACAAGATTGCTACCGTCACGGACAGCCATACGAATTACTCGGGCGTGGTCATCGAAATCGAGGCCGTCGAGGATTATGTGACCGGAGGCGCCGTTTACGGAAGGCTTTACCTTACCTGTGGGGAGGGGGCTATATCCCTTAACTTGATGACCATGCAGAAGTGTCAATCCCAGAGGGCCCTGTACATACATGCCTGTATAGACAAGAGCGGGAACGTGTGGGTAAAAACGAATACGCAATGGCATAACCAGTTCCGGTTCAGAACCGTCGGGAAAGAGTACCTCTATATCGACACATATACGAGCGAGATAGAAACTACTCTCGACAAACCTGCCGACACGAGCGAGGAGATAGAAAACCGGATAGTCGTGCTCCGGGACGGTAATTTTACTTATTTCTCGAACTCCCGTCTCGACAACGTCACTTGCAGCCAAGCCGATAAATTAGCCAGTTCCCGGACGATTTGGGGACAGTCGTTCGACGGTACGGGTGACGTTTCGGGTAATCTGACCGGTGTAGGCAGCATTTCCATGAGCGGAGATATAAATGGGGTTGAAAGAATTTACTGTTCAGGAGTCGTGGCGGAAACCGGTAGCAAGAGGGTTACTATCTATAATGGCGGAATATTGGCCACAAACTATCTCCGTTCGAACGGGTATATCACATCGGACGGTAACATCACGGCCGGAGGGGATATATCGTCGCAAGGCAATATCTCGGCACAAGGCTCGGTCACCGCTCTAACGACTTCGGACAAACGTTTGAAGCGAGATTTCGATTACACCCGAAGTTATACCGACAGGCTCTTGGCTATGGGCAGGGTATGCGATTTTCTATACACCGAAAAAGCACGGAAGCGTAACAAGGGCGGTGTGGACGGGGAAGCCCATACGGGTCTGATCTATCAAAAGGTGAAAGAGATATTGCCATCGATGGCCTACGAAACGGAGGACGGTTACGGGGCTCTGAACTATCTGTCGCCCGACTATATCAACACCATAGCCGGGGCAACGCAGGAGACCGCCCGTCTGGTTAAAGCCCTTATGGAAGATATAGAACGATTGAAAAAAGAATTGTCCGAATTAAAAGGGAAAGGAGGAAAGTGAGCCTATGGCCATCGATAAAAACAAGATCGTAGCCCCGGTAGCGATAACCGACCCGTATAATCTGCTGGGAATATACCCGGCAAACGGGGTATGGGACGTGGCCGACATTGTTGCCCTCGAACGTCCCCTGTTGCAGGGTGGCCGTCCGGGACGTATCAACAAATGGAGTCGTCATAAACCCGTGCGCTATCCGCAGGCTGCACCGCTATCCGACAACTATCCTCAGCAATCCGGCGGGGTCACTACATACGTCGATCAATGGGAAGGGAGCGACACCGACAAAAATCAGGGCATACGCTATGGGCTGAAAGCCACGATACCGCACGGCACGAATATCGTCGCTATCCATGATACCTCTTTCGAATATGTCGCCTATCCTCACCCGGGTACGGATTTTTGTCGCCTCAGTGACTTCGACGGCTACGACCACAATGCGGAACCTAATCTTACCGGAAGTAAAATTGACGAAATCAGTGCGGACGTGCCGTATCTTTTTGTCGACATCAACTATTACGACACTTCTGTGAATCCTACCGGCGTACCCGTCGAATCATGGCTGGCACTTGCCTCCGACAAGAGTATCGGCGATTATTACCCGGCTATTTTGGCAACCGATGGAAATGGAAGCAGTTTTGCCCGATTGCTGACAAATACCTCGACAAATACCGTAACCACCTTGCGGGTGGGCAATGTGTGGTACTCTGCTTTCAAGGTCAAGTTTTTCAGTGACGGTACTACTCCGCCGATACTTCTTGTCGGCCAGAGCGACACATTTCCGGGGGAGGATTCAGTAGGGGCGAATTTGAAGGTGACATTGTTCCTTATCGATAAGAAGTCGTTCGAATACTGGACAGGGGTCGACAAACAGATTACCGTGGCGGATTATTTCCCCATACCCACATCGATAGCTATGACAGCCGAGATAAATAGCACATATACCCCGATTAAAATCGTGGATTTCACTTTCCTTTCGAGTTACTTTCAGGTGCGTATCAGTTTTCCGAACGGAAATCCTCCGGTGGGTGAGAAATACTCCTTCCGTATTTCGGGGTCCGGATTCCTCGCGATCTATGATTACGAATACAAGGGAACTGGGATTCTCATTTTGAATATCCCTTTGGGGACGATACATCCGGACCTTCCACCGGGAGCCCATACCTATTACCTGACCTGTTCCGTGTATGGGGTCTCCTCGTCGGGCGAGGCCGGCGTCCAACTCGACTCACTATCCAAAAACGTGACATTCGACATTCCCGACAGCGGGATTATCAGTTAACCATAAATACAAAACATTATGATTGAGTTAGTAAAAATCAGCGAAAACATCAGCCGTTCGTTCAACGGAAAAGAGACTGTGGAAACCCTGCAAGCGGTCAATTACCGAATTGTGGAAAACGGTGTGGAAAAAGGCCATGTCACTGTCGGGCAAGGCAGTTTTAACATGAATGTCTATTCCATGACCTCCACGGTCGAGGAGACAAAAGCATTAGTGGAAAAAATGTTCAACGCATTATCCGATGGCAGCGATGAGTGACAAAAAGTACGAAGAGAAATACTCATGGGAAGGTATTAAGGCCGGTTTGGAGTTTTCAGATATGAATGGTTCCCCCATCGATGTAGAGGGACTGAAATTCCGCTTCATCTATCGGGACCAATACGGCCGGACGTGCGAAGTCTCGCAGGAGGGTGACAAGCGGGTGAATTGTGTCCTTCGAGACGGCGAGCTGATAGCCGTATTCGAACCGAACACTTTCCGAAAGGGAGTCCTTACCGTAGAAAGGCATTATTGCCGTACCGACTCCGATTTCGCAAGCGGATACTGGGAGTATGGTGGTGAGTTCGAGACGAACATTAAAATCGTGTGAGGTATGGAGAAGTGCGATTGCGTGATGGTGAAAGAGCGGATAATTGTACCGGAGGCCGTTGCGGTAAAAGAGCAGATCGTCGTGCCCGATGCCGTTGCGGTGAAAGAAACGGTAAGCGTGCCGGCTATTGTTCAAAAAACTAAATTCATTCCCGACCCGTCATGGGGAAATCTTGACGAATGCCCGGACAATGATATTTGGTTTGTGGTGACAGACGATAAACCGACTACATTTGAAGATTATATTTTTGTGCAGTACTCCTCTTTTAATGTAAAAAGTTATAAGATAGATTGGGGAGACGGTAGTGAAATTTATACTGCTATCACCCCAACGGTTATCAATATAGCAAACCATAAATATTTGAAAGGAACTGGTAGAATAGACACTAATGGCAGGGAATTTTGGATAATGAAGGTTTCATATGAATTATATTCAATTGACTACGACCATTATATTTATCCAAATGGTTATTCATATGTAAACTACCCGCAAAAGATATATAATATAGCTCCTTATAAATATATTGTATTCGGAAAAAACCTTAGACAATTCACTTTTAGTTCATTTAACGACGCAGCATTTCCATTAGAAGCTATAAAGTTCCTATCGGATACGATAGACATTATTCCCTCCTTTCCCTATAATAAAACCAGATTGAAATACATATTACATGCCGGGGATACTTTAAAATTAACTAAGCTAAGCGGTTATAGATTTCGTAATGGTGTCTGTCAAGATTTGAGTGACATTCAGATTGAAGGAGGAGAACTTGGAGAATATTTATGGGGTTGTGAAAATCAAACCAGAGGTAAAGTAGATCTTTCTAAAATGAAGGTATCATCGAATAATATGTGGTCCCATTGCTTTTATAACACGGGACAAATGGTCGAAGAAGTAATCATGCCTCAGGAACCATTTACCGGTACTTATGTTAGGAACTGTTTTTATAATTGCATCTCATTGAGAAAATTGGTATTGCCCAAATCGATGCCCAATGTAGAGGATGCATTAGGATTTTTGCAAAATTGTAAACAGTTATATGATTTTGAATTACCGAGTGATTTTGGTTCAAAAGGGAATGGACTCATTCTTACTATGCAGTATGTGCCAAAAACCATGAGATTGGACTTGAAAAATACAAAGATAAGATGTTTGGTGTGGTCGAGTGAAAGAGAACATTCCAGTGTCGGTCTAACAGGGCTAACATTTTCATCGGAATCCCCGTTTGATTATCAAATTAGTAACGCACATTTATATTTTCAGTTTGCTCCACTTTCTCTTGACGCCATAATAGAAATATTTAATCAGTTACCAAATTTCAAAGGTGAATCAGTAAGAGTTATTAATATAAATGGATGTGCCGGGACATCTGAACTCACGGAAGAAGATATAAAGATAGCTACGGATAAAAATTGGCAAGTAATAGGAGTTTGAAAAATGATACGGAAAAAAGCGAGAGAAGGATATTTATTGGTATATAAAACAGATGAATATATCACGGTTACTCCGGCTGTTTCCGCTCCGGACGGGACCGATCTGACGGATTGGGAGGAACTCCCTGAGGCGGAGGCGAGAGAACTGGAACGGGAGTTCAACGAGAAAAAGGATACAGGCATGTAAAAGATCTGCTAAAAAACCAAGAGGACGGGGATAAAAAAGAAAGCCCCCGGCCTGTCAATAGTCATCTCACCTACATATTAACACATACACGCCACAAGTGCGTAGCCGGGGGCAAATACCCAGACTACACTTGTGGCTGTTTTGTATGTGTATGTAAGTGAGATATTGCAAATGTACTATTTTTTTGGAGAATGAAAGTAATTGAGATACTGAAATTAAACCGGGAACTATTGAAATTCTGTTGCGATGCGGGCATTCGTCTTGATGATATCCGATATATCGACTTGTTCAACGACTACAACCGGCTGCTGGCCGATGGTGAGAAAACCTCCTATATCGTGGCTGCGCTGGCCGAGAAATACGGTGTATGCGAGCGAAAAGTATATGACCTTATCCGCCGATTCAAAGCCGACTGCAATCTCTTTGCAGTGGAATGAAATCGCCCCGGAATGGAACAAGCACATGTGCACGATACCTTTGCCGGCAATAAATGACACGCCATGAACAAATATTATCGGTTACTGGACAGAATCCTCATCGACGGCAAGACGCAAACCGGCAGGAAAGCCGCTACCTGCTTAACGAGTCGCTCTCGCTGACTCCGTCCGACCTGCTCGACATCTTCGAGGGGCATAATATCGCCCGGCGCAAGCTCAGGGACGAACTGCGGCTCTTTATGAACGGTGAGCGTAGTGTGGAGAAATACCGGGAGGCGGGTATCAGTTGGTGGGATTACTGCGGCCATACGCTGGTGAACAGTTACCCCTCCTACTTCGAGAAGCTGCCGCCGCTCATCGCCAAAATCAACCGGGAAAAGCGCAGCAGCAAAAACTATGTGCTGTTCCTCGGATCCACCGACGCGGAGACCAATCAAGCCCCGTGCCTCAGCCTCGTACAATTTCAAATCGACGGCGGCGAGCTGGTGCTGTCAGCCTACCAGCGCAGTTCCGACGCCAACCTCGGACTTCCGGCCGACATATACCACCTGTACCTGATGTCCCGGCAAATCGATTTGCCCCTGCAATCTGTCACCCTCAACCTCGGCAACGTGCACATCTACGACAATAACATCGCCCGTACACGGGATTTGCTCGCCGGGAACGAAAATGTCAAATTCGAGTTAAACGTATGAAAAAGAAAATGTATTTATCGGCCCCGCTCCCATTCGTAGGGCAGAAGCGCATGTTCGTGCGCGAGTTTATAAAAGTTCTGAAACAGTTTCCCGACGACGCCACCTTCATCGACCTATTCGGAGGCTCCGGCCTGCTCTCCCATATCGCCAAGCGGTGCAAGCCGAATGCCACTGTGGTGTACAACGATTTCGACAATTACCGCCGTCGACTCGAAAACATACCGCGCACCAATCGATTGATCGCCGATATTCGAGAAATCGTGGGCAATACCGTTCCTCGGCACAAGGCGATCACCGGAGACATTCGGGAGCGCATATTCGACCGCATTCAGCGGGAGGAGCGCGAAACCGGATACGTGGATTTCATCACGCTCTCTGCCTCGATTATGTTTTCGATGAAGTATAAGCTGAGCGTCTCGGAGATGCGGAAAGACACCCTCTATAACAATATCCGCAAAAACGATTATCCGGAATGTCTCGACTATTTGGAAGGGCTGGAAATCGCCTCTCGGGATTATCGGGAGGTGTTCAATGAGTACAAGGATACGCCCGGTGCGGTGTTTCTGGTCGACCCGCCCTATCTCTCCACCGAGGTGGGGACCTATACGATGTACTGGCGGCTCTCCGACTA